AAAGTTAGCACGAGTAATCTTTCTAACTGCACTAGCACTTGTATCATAAATTAAAATAACATCATTACTAGCAATAGAAGTTTCGGCAGTTTGTCCTGTAATAAAATTATCATTAAGCATTGCAGTTTCAACTGCATCATTTGCTATTGTTACAGCACCTGTATTACTTATTGTTACGTCACCTGATACTGCTACAGGATTAAAGTTAGTACCATCTGCAACCATGATATGACCACTTGTATTAGTACCCATAGTTAGGTCATCGCCTGATATAGTCAAGTCACCTGCAACTGTAACGTCAGCACCACTGAAAGTTAATGCTGTTGTTGTTCCTGATTTAATTATTAAATCACCAGATGTATTCGTTGCACTACCAAATGTAGTACCTGCATCTTTAAAGAATATATCACCACCATCTGCATCTAAAACAATATCTGTGGTAGCATCTAATGTTATAGTAGAACCTGAGTCTATTTCTGTAATTACAGGTGTTGTTAATGTTTTATTTGTTAGTGTTTTTGATGTAGCAGAAAAGTATGTATCTAAATCTGTAACAGCAACTTGCTTCATAGTTCCTGCATCATTGTATACAACTCTATCTGCATCTGCTACTGTAGTTGATGTAGCACTTGTATCACCATCTACAATATTTAATTCACCTACTGTAGAAGTTATACCATCAAGAACATTAAGTTCTGCTGTTGTAACTGTAGCACCATCAAGTATCTCTAGTTCTGCTTCAGATATACCTGCACTACCTATTGTTACTGTACCTGCAAAGGTTACGTTAGCACCACTAAATGTCATAGCAGTTGTAGGAGTAGAACCTGATTTAATTACAAGTTCACCACTACTGTTTGTTAAACTACCATAAGTAGTACCACCATCTTTTAGTATTACATCTGCACCATCAGAGTCTAATATAATATCTGTACCTGCATCTATAGATACTGCACCATCTGCTATTATATCTAACTGTCCATCAGTAGATGAATTAAGATATATAGCTGTATCTCTAAACTGTAGTTTTTCATTAGAAGATATTAATATGTCATCACTAAACTGAAAGTAATCTTCATCTTCCATCCAAGTAAGAACACCATCTGATGTATTACCATCAAATGTAATTGCTATATCTGTATCTGCTCCTGTACCAAATGTTAGTGTATTACCTAACAATTTAGTTATAGGACCACCCTCGGCTGTCGTACCATCGTGTGTATGTCCTGTACTTGCAGCAAAAGCATTTACTAATTGGTCAAATTCATTATTAGTATCTGATGCTTGTATTACGTCACCGTCAGTATATGTGGACTGTCTTGTGAATGTTGCTCCCATTTACCTTCTTGCTCCTACTTGATATTCTAATCCAAATCCTTTTAACGAATATGGTGCAGTAGTTCCACTGTCATTAACTCTTAATGCTAATGCAAATCCTGAACCTTCTACAGACTGTCTAACTAATGGTTGTGTTGCACCACCATAAGTTGCTGTTCCATATGTTGCAGTTCCATAAACTGCTGCAACTTTCGTTGAATCAAAAGGATATGCATTTGGTCTTGCACCTTCTGCACTTTCATAATCATACCTTAAAAATAAATCGGCATTTATTGCTGCTTCAGGTGCATAGTTTAATATAACTCTTTGCATATGTTTACGTATACCTGGATCTCCAAATGTTAAATCAGGACTTCTATACTTACCATTTATAGCAGTTCCATCAAAATCATTACCCTTTTCTTGTCTATATATGTAACCATCAAAACCACCATGAATTGCTATAACATCTCCTGATTCAACAATACTATCTGTACATGATGGTTTTATACCTTTTAACTTAGCAAACTCAAACTGTTGACCTTTTAAAACACATATGACACCTATTGTATTTTCTTCTGTTAAACCTGTTTTATTAAAAAATAATCTATATTGTGTTTTATCAGGTATAACTATTGAGTTAAATAAATTAGCATTTTGAATATTATCATCAATTAAAGATTGTATACTTTTACTAATTGTACCAATTTCAACGTCACCAATTCTTGCTGTACCTGCAACTGTACGTAATCCATCAGGTCCTAAGAATATTAAATCACCTGCAAATTCCTGTATAGTGCTACCAAAAGGTTCTATACAACCTATATTTCTAGTAACAGGGGTCATTGCAAAATCACTTAAAGTGCTACCACCTAATTTAAATATTCTACTTTCACAAAAAATAAATAAATTATCACGGAAAACTTTTAGTCCTGTTATAGTATTATCAACTTTAATACTACCTGCACCACTGCCTGTTGCAAAATTATCTTCATCAAAAGGTACACTAAAAACTATTTCTTGTGGTGTACTAGACATACCTGCATAAAACATATGATCTTTAAAAGCTGCTACAAACTTTGCACCTGTAACTGCTGTACTTACTTCACCACTACCTGCCGATGTAATATCTGTAGCTGACATAGCAGAGTTAAAAAAAGTTGGAGCATTATCTCCATCAACAACAACTAACTTATCATTACCATCAAAATTAAATCTTTCAAAGTTATATCTTGCTGCACTACTTCTACCTGTATCTCTTTCAGTCCAACTTTCAGATACAACTGTATTTACAACATGTGCTGCAGCACTTGTAGAACTTGTTGCTCTTGTTACACCTGTAAATGTTGTTGATGTAACACCTGTATACGTAAATATTTCAGAATCTATTTGTAATGTACCACTAGAACTAAACCCTGTTGTACTGTCTACAGTTATAGTTCCTGAACCTGTCATAGCTGTTCCTGAAGCTATAGCAGTAGCTAATTCTGTAGATGCAGAACTAAATATTTTTTGACCTCTAGCAGCAACTATTTTATTTGCAAAATTTACCACCATCAATACTTCTTCACTAGATGCAGATGTTTGAGGTACTATCTGTCTTATATATCTTTGAAATCCACTTATTCTTCTATAGCCACCATCAATGTCAGGTTCAAAATTTTCTAATTCTAATGCTTGTCCTGGTTGCATATTAAATGTTGGTTGATTTAATACTAAACCCCCTTGACACGAAAATGTAAAAGGAGTTGTTTGAGATGTATCAGGCATCTTATACTACCCTTGATGGTATAGTAGATGTGTTGGAGTATCCTGATCTTGGTATATAAGTAGACCTTACATACTCAAATCTATTTATTAACAATGTTTGCATATTTTTAATACCTTGTTCAAATCTTTGCATGTTTAATTGATATTGAGATGTTTCACCTCTATATTGATATACAAATGCAGTAGCACCATCTGCTATTATAGGTGCAAATCTGTCAGGTATACTTGTAGTATCTCCATGAGCAGTCATATCACTAGGAAATGTAAAGTAGTCGTATTTTATTGAAAAAGATTTATTGGGGTAAGGATATAAAATAAAATTATTGTCAGGTGTTCTAGATACGTATTGAGGTATACCACCTCTTTCAAATTGTGCTACTTGAACACCACTATCATGTGCAGATGCAGTTGTTGAATTAGCACCTCTTGTTGCACCTGTAAATGTTGTAGAACTTCCTATTGCAGTATAGCTAACTTGTTCATTACCTATGAATAAAGTTCCTGCACTATCAAAACCTGTTGTACTTGCAACTGTAATAGTAGTAACTGAATCTGTATGTGATTGACTTAATGTAGTAGTTGTTATCTCATCTTCTTGTGTTATAGATGAATTTACGTAATCGTTGTAATCTAATATACGTAATCTACCACCACTTGTTCCTAAATCAGTATCTTTAACTAATCTAAATGTATTATAATCTACTGTTTTAGCATCTGTAGGTATACTGTATTTAACAGAACCTGCTGTAAGAGTTTGCGTTTTAGTTGTGTGATTAAAAGGATATTGAAACTCTTTTTGATTAATATATCTTATGGCTTCATTTACTGCATTTTTACATTGTGTTTGTATACCTCGTGATGAAGTAAAATCAGATGAAGTTAATTGCACCTCATTTAATCTTGCTATTACTCTATTTGTATGTGTAAGAAATGTTTCTGCCATAATAAACTCGTGTTAAAAGGATGGCAAGTTTCCCTGCCACCCTATGCTATTATTTAAGCTAATTGGTCTCTATCAACTTCATCAGGCTTATCATCTAAGCCATGACCTGCTAAATCAATAACAGTGGCATACATTCTAAGTCTGCCTGTAGCTGG